CCAAAGCTCTCGCGAGTTTGGGTGATTTGTTGGGACGCCTTTTCCTCGGAAAGGTAACCGAGGAACGTCTGTTACTCACTAGCAATGTTCAAGTAGTTGCTAGGGCAGACGTCGATCCTGATAGTCTAGAACCGACTGTCAGTTTCCACCTGGAGAATGTCTCCTGTGGATTGGTGAAGCGAGTTAGCCGCTCGCGGAGGGAGGAGATTCGTCTCCCGACTCCAGAATGGCTACCCATCGATGCAAAGATGATGGGGTCACACGAAGTTATGATCGACTGGCGGTTTCGCCACAGCATACAGTTTATGCTGGGATTGAAGTTGATTTTGTGTGATGAGCGTGAAGACTTGTTTAATCTTGATACGGTGAAGGGAAGAAAGCTCTTCTCTTCATGGACCAAGAATCTTGAACAACTTCACAAGCTTGCTGTCAAGGGGATCTCGAAGTTTATTAAACTAGAGAAGGCATGGTGTGCCTGGGCTGCTGCCCGCTCCCTCGATCAGACGGAGATGCCTCCGGATTTTGTTCAACTTCTGACTGGACCTTTGTTGCGGCAGGTGCGTAGATTTCTCTGCGCCTCCTCAAAGGTCAGAAGGGCAAGATTTGGTTGGTCTCTTGGACAGATGAAGCGAGCGTGTGCAACGCTCCCGGCGGAATTCATTTCGGAGAAGCTTGCTTCTCACGCCGTGACTTTATCCAAGAAAGCACCAAGCATTTCTGAAGAGTTTGCTCAAGAAATTGAAGGGATCGTTGATGAGTTGTTGAGCGATTTCACCTGGTCTGTCAAAGATTTGACGGGCAAGGCGAGTATCGGTAAGACTACATCCACAGCCGCCTCATTCGAATCGAATTCGGCTGAAGGTGGAGGAGATGCTTACTTGTACGACCTGACCCACGGTCATGGTCTCGCGTCCTCATCGCATGCTTTGCTTAACATGCAAGTAGATGGTTCATCTCTCTACTTTGATCCTCCCGACCCCAATGATGAGATGTTTGGCGAATTCGTCAAACTCTCACAGGAGTCACTTTCCAAGGGTGCACATTGGAAAGTAATGGGTATTCTTGAGCCTCTTAAGCTCAGGGTGATTACGAAAGGTCCAGCCTTAGCACAATGGCTGGGTAAAGGGCTTCAACTGAAGCTGCACGATTACCTTCGTAAACTTCCGATGTTTCAATTTATCGGACACCCTGTCACTGCGGACGTTTTGCAAGACATGATTTTCATGGCCGAACAACGGTTCGGACCCATGCATTATGTCTCTGGGGATTACTCGGCTGCGACTGATAAGTTGAATGTAAAAATCACAGAAGTGATTTTTGAACGTGTATTAGCGAAGTTCGTTAATACATCTGGATTCAAGGGAAACCCTTGGTCCAAGTTCCTTTCAATGAACTCAGTGGCCGTGATGAACATCTTTCGGTCTCTCCTTTACAAGGGGGAATTGGTTTATTCCGGTTCTCAACTTCCATCGATGGAAGATATCAAGAAAAGCAATCTTGATCAATATCTTGTTAAGGTAGACGGTAAGGATGAACTTCATGTACCCCAGCGTAACGGACAGTTGATGGGATCGATTCTTTCGTTCCCAATTCTCTGTCTTGCAAACTACGCGTGTGTTGTGATGGCTATGCGACGAATGGACAACTCTCTATTCAACGATCCTCGCGGATCAAACAAGAGAGAGTATTTGGACTGTTTAAGGAACGGTATGGTTCAGATTAATGGGGATGATATTCTCTTCCCTGTTTTCTCTGAAAGAATGTATATGCGGTGGAGTCAGTTTCTTCCGTCTTTTGGTTTCGAAAAATCACTAGGCAAGAACTGGTTACACCGGGACTTCTTCACCATAAATTCGGAGTTATTCGGGATCACAGGCAGAAGTCTGGGCCCCAACCTTTGGCGGCGAGCTGCTACCAAGGGGTTTAACCTCGTTTCTATTCCTTACATGGCCGCTGGGTTGCTCATCGGGCAGCACAAAGTGAGCGGTCGGACTGAAGCTCGATTGCTTCCGCTTCAGTCAGTCCTTGAGCTGGTCCTTTCGTCTTGTCGACACCCGAAAAGGGGTTATGCTGAGTTTATCCACTACAATGTAGATTGGATAAGAAAATCGACCCTGAACGGTCTCGTAAACATCGCTCTCCCAGTTTCTCTGGGGGGTTTAGGTGTAAACTTGACCAAGTATGGTATAGATTTCAACATAACACCGCTCCAGGCGGTGGTTGGCAACAAAATGTTCGACGATATTGAGCGAGGCGTAGTAAATGCGAGTCAGTTTCTGCAGATGATAGTGCATTGCAAATCATCGGCAGGCGCTGATCGGGACTACGTTCCTCATGTTCCGGTCTACGGGAAGGTTGTCTTCCTCCCAGCCGCGTCAATATCAGAAGTAAAACTCCTTGAAACTAACAGTCAATTCAGTACAGGTGTGCTGACGGCAAGAAAGCCGATTCGCGATTCTGATAGCGAAGGTTATGTTAGTGGAGTTCGTCTGTTCCGAAACATCCTGAGAGCAAAGAGGCATCTCAAGCACGGTGATGTGGTAGCACGCTTTCCTAAGCTTGGATTGTGTACGCTAATTCATCGTCGATGTGTTCGAACAGATATTGGGTCTGAATCTCAAGAAACCAAAACGGTGGAGCCCTTTTCATTGGGCGACCTCAATAGTTCCGTACCAACAGAATATACTCACGAATGTGTTCGGATTCCGAACTATGTGACTGATGTAGATTCTGGAGTGTCGAGAGACTACACGGTTTCAGGTCCTCTCAAGATATGGTCACTCGGACCATAAGTCCTAGATTCAGATGTATAGTCCCTGTAGCCATACAGGTACCCAATACTTATGGCAAAACAAAACAAGTCTTCCAAGGTTCGTGGGAAATCCCGTGCGAGATTGTCAAATCGCACCCCCAGATCAGGGTCATCGATCAACCTTAGTGGCTCAACTCGAGTTGCTGCACCCGTAGCGACTACATTTGCGCTCTCCCATCCCTACGCTCCCCAGAGGATTCGCGAAGTCCATGACCCAGTTCTGGGAAATGGTATCCGCCTATCTGGTCGAGAACAGTGGGGCTTTGTCTTTCAGACCGCGGCTGAAGCCGTACCCTCGAAGGTGTTTCACATCGACACAGGTATGGAGTCAGTCTATGGTCAAGACCTGGGCATTGAGGCCCTCCCTACACAAGGAGGCTCAATGCTTAAGCTTATGGGAGTTTGCTGGACAATGTATCGCTTTACACGCGTTGCATTCCATTATGTTCCCAGCTGTGGTTCCACAACTGAGACTCTTCTCACCATGGCATATATTCCGGATCCCGGATATGCCGAATCAGGTGAGCAACAACCGACTCAATGGGGTCTCCAAAGTATGAACCACTCCGTGGTTTGTCCTGCTTGGCAGCCCTGTTCGCTGATTGTTGACAACGTGCCGCGGACCATGCCCGCTTTATACGTTGATGATTCCGTTTCCTCTGGTTCTTCTCATAGACTTAGTCGTCAAGGATACTTTTGTATGCTTAGTTCGAACTCTGTTTCTACGAATAAGGACTTTGGCCGGATCATGTTGGAATACGATGTAGAATTCTTCCAATCTGGAAGAGTTGCCGCGTTTACGTGGCCGACTCTGCTTCCGAAGTTCGTCCGAGATTGTGACGAAGGGAAGGAGCACATTGAGGCTCTCCGAGCTCTCTCTCTCAAGACCACCCGCCCGTCGAATGATTCGTTGAACGCTATTAACGTCCAAATTATTAATGGTTTCAATAATACGGATCATAAGGAGCCTACCGCCTGTTTCCTTTACGGGACACAGTGCGCAAGCGATGGTAAGGTAGCCGTCAACCTCGAAAACGAGGTTCACGACGGCATTACCGGCCGTTTGAAGGTAGTCTCGACCTCAGGTCTCGAGGATGAGAAAGAAGGAGAGACACTGGTAGTGGTTCCGCGACCGGCAACTGCCCTTCGCGCTGGCTCAGCAATGAGTGCTTTAAGCCCACAGCCAATGTTTCGACACGCTTAGTGTCAGTCGCTCGATAAGCGACACCCGGGACCTGCCCGGCACTCGAATCTCTCGAGTGGCATCAGGAACTTCCACGATTTAGCCGGCCTGACAAGCCGCGCTTTCACCGATCTGAAAGGCCTGGAAAGTCAATTCCCCATTCCAAGGGGCGACGAATCTCCGACGTTTAGTGCATGGTCGAAGTCCGAGTTAGTAAACAAGTTCTGGCCGCAAGCCGAACTCTCTCCAACTCTCAGTGTTTGGGATGAACTGTTCTTGTTCACCAACACTGTAAAGGGGCACTCCATGTGATCAGCAGACGTAATGTTCGTATTGGTTTTTCCTACCAAACAAATCATAAAGTCCTTTGCTTCACGCACGGGATCCGGGTTACCTTACCCGGTTGGGACCTTACCATCCAATGAAGGAATAAAC